TTGCTTTGGATTTTGCTGTGTGTCTCATTGGTCCATATCCTCCTGATTGTATCTGTTTGAGATGTCTTTTTAGCCTCTGCTGTTCTGCCTTTCTTTTATTTCCATATATCTCTATATATGTTTTACCTTTGTGGTTAGGCGGTAGGCCACCACCATCTGTGAGATTGTAACCATCGGGTGCTATTGTGTTATACTTGTCAATATATAACTGTTCGTTGTCTACATTATCTTCTGCTATCACTTTGAACTTGATTTTATTCAATCCATACTTCTTGATCGCTTGGAATACAAGTTTACTTCCTTGATTGTGTCTATGGGCCGCCCAACGTTCAGTAGGATTCGTTGTGTATCCTATATAGGATTTATTGTTTGTTGTGTTGGTGATTTTATATATGTAACCCATACATATATTTATGACTGAACTCGTCAGTTATAACTTAAATTTAGAGAACTGACCTTTCTTAACATCTTGTTTGATGCCACCAACTATGTATGATTGAACTTGAGTTTGTTGTGGAGCCACCTGCATGCCTTTGCTTGACAGCCAGTGTGTGGTCCACGGCAGTGGATTCTGTGTTGCTGAATGATCCCATAATGGTGCATAGCCCAACGCCCTCAGTCTCTTGTTGGCTGTCCATTCCACATATGTTCCCAGTAGCTTCTCGTTCAGTCCTATTATTGATCCGTCCTTGAAGAGGAACTTGCTCCATGCCTTCTCCTCGTCCACGACCTGTTTGAACATCTTGATGACTTCTGCGTCACACTCTTTGATCACACCTTTCATCTCTTTGTCGTCGCCCGCCTGCCAGTTCTTGATGATGTGTGTTGTTATGGCCAGGTGTTGTGATTCATCCCTTGCGATCAATGACAGTATCTTGGCGGAACCTTCCATCAGTTTCAGTTCACCGAATGCGAATGTGCAGGCGAATGACACGTAGAATCTCAGTCCTTCCAGTAGGTTGACGTTCATCATGGCCAGGAACAGTTTCTTCTTCAATATTTTAGTGGAGCCCTTGCCATTGACGTCCCACTGCTTGGCGTATTCTATGAAGTCATCGTAGTACTTGGTCACTGACCTAGCCCTCTTCAGTATCTCCTCGTCCTCGAGTATGGTGTCAAACACCTCTGCAGGATCTGAGTAGATGTTCTTGATGATGTGTGTGTATGATCTTGAGTGTATGGTCTCGAAGAAGTCCCATGCCACTATGCAACTCTCCAGCTCAGGCAGTGAACAGTATGGCAGGAACGCTATGACTGGTCCCCTACCCTGTACACTGTCCAACAGTGTCTGGTACTTGAGGTTTGATGTGAATATGTGTTTCTGTTCTGGACGGAAGTTCATGTAGTCTGCCCTGTCCTTCTGCAGTGATACCTCTTCTGGTCTCCAGAAGTAGCCCAACTGTGTCTGTGTCAGTTTGTCGAACACAGGGTACTTGAACGTGTCAAATCTCTGCACGTTCTGTTCCTCGCCAAAGAACATAGGTTGTTTTGTGAAGTCAACGTTACTCTGGTTAAAAACTGTCTTGCTCATAATTTATTGATTCTTTATATTGTACAGGCATCGCACGTTTCATCGTCTTCACCGTCAATGTCAGTACTTATCTGTTGTGTGGGCAGTTCCACGTCCTCGCCATCATCGGTGTCGGTCACGGCACTGATCCCAGCCGGTTGTATGTCTTCCTCCTCACCCTTGAAGTCGTACGTGTTCTGGTAGTATGACGTCTTCCAACCAAGTTTGTATGCTGTCAGCATGTCTTGTGCCATGACCGATAGCGGCACTTCGTTGTTGTCAAAGTGTGTGGGGTTGTAACTCCAGTTGCCTGATATGGCCTGGTCGAAGTACTTCTGCATCATGGCAACAACATTGATGTAACCTTCATTGCTTGGCATGTCCCATAGCAGTGTGTAATCGTTCTTCAGTTTGGGGAACCCCGGAACTATCTGTTTCAGTGGACCTTTCTTGCTCTTCTTGATTGATAACAGTGCTCTTGGTGGCTCGATGCCGTTTGTCTCGTTTGAAACTACGGAACTGCTCTCACTTGGCATCTGTGCTGACAGTGTGCTGTGTCTCAGTCCATGTTTGGCGATGTCTTTTCTTAGACTCTCCCATGCCATTCTCTGTTTGTGTGGTACGATCTTGTCCACATCTTTCTTGTAATGATCTATTGGCAATAAGCCATCTGCGTATTTTGTTCTGTCAAAACCTTCACACTTGCCTTTTTCCATTGCGATGTTGCAACTCGCTCTCAACAGGTGATACTGGAATGCCTCTGAAAGTCTGTCAACTAGATCCCATGCCTTTGGATCTGAATACTTAACGCCATGCTTCGCCAAGTAGTGTGCCAGCCCGATGTAACCAATACCTAGGCTTCTTCTTCTCTTTGTGCTGACCTCCGCCGCCTTGACCGGATAGTCTTGGTAGTCTATGATCTGTTCCAGTGCCCTGACTGCCAGGTCACATATGCTTTCTAGTTCTCCTAGGTCATTCAGTCCACCTACGTTGACTGCTGAAAGGATGCAAAGTGCAATCTCCCCTTGGTCATCGTGTATGTCCTGTATGGGTGTTGTGGGTAGTGTGATCTCTTGACACAGGTTACTCATTGAAATTTTGTCTTTGAAACTGCTGTGTGAGTTACAGTGATCCAAGTTCATGATGTAGATACGTCCTGTCTCTGCTCTCTCTTTTAATAGGTCGCCGAACAGATCCTGTGCTGGAACTGTTTTCTTTGGAATGGTCTTGTCAGCCTCGTACTTCAAGTACAGGTCATCGAAGTCTTCCGTGCCGAATGCTTCGTACAGTCCCGGTGCTTGGTGTGGTGATATCAATGTGATGTCTTCCTCGTTCATGAATCTCTCATAGAACAGTTTTGAGATCTGTATCGAGTAATCTAATTTCCTTACTCTGTTGTCCTCTGTGCCTTTGTTGTTCTTCAGTACAAGGACGTCTTCTATCTCTGGGTGCCATATCGGGAAGTGGACAGTTGCACTACCACCCCTCACACCATTCTGTGTACAACATCTCACTGTTGCTTCAAACTTCTTGAGGAACGGAACGACTCCTGTGTGTTGAACCTCTCCACCCCTGATCCTGCTGTTGATACCTCTGATACGTCCTGCGTTGATCCCTATACCTGCTCTCCTGGCCACGTACAGACCAATGGCCATGTCGCTTGAGAATATGCTTGGCAGTGTATCATCGCTATCAACTAACACACAACTAGCGAACTGTCTTATGGGAGTTCTCACTCCTGCCATCACTGGCGTTGGAATGTTTATCTTGTGTTGTGATATTGCATCGTAGTATTTCTTAACATAACTTAATCTTGTCTTTGTTGGATACTCCGCAAACAGTGTTGCCGCGATCATCATGTACATGTCCTGTGGTGTCTCGTACAGTTGTCCTGTGCTTCTGTCCTGCACGAGATACTTGTCACATATCTGTCTCAGACCCGCATATGTGAATTTGAGATCTCTGTCTCTCTTGATCCATGTGTTTAATTTTTTGATCTCTGTCTTGTTGTACTTGTCAAGGATGTCTTTGTCATACACACCTGATCTGATGTTCCTCAGGATCAGTTTCAACAACGGAATGTATTCGTACTGTCCGTGTGCTTCCTTCCTCACGTCGTATGATAAAAGTCTCGCCGCCGCAAATTGATAGTTTGGTTCTTCCAGTGTTATTAGATCATTCGCAGAACGCACTAGAACATTTTGAATGTCCTTAGTCGTCATGCCGTCATAGAACTGGATGTTGGCATTCATCTCTATCTGTGATGAACTGACCCCCGCCAATCCCTCGCAGGCCTCTTCAACGACGAAATGGATCTTGTTGATGTCTAGTATCTCCAACTTGCCATCTCTTTTCTGTACCTTGATTGTTGAGGAGTTGGTGTTGGGCATTAAGTTTTTGTAATTTTTATTTTTGATTTGTGTTTTTTGTGTATCCATATTTATCTAAATCTGTGTTTATAACTTTTTTTGTTGTGATCCTGCCGTAGCCTTACGGTTAAAACTACAACGTTGTTTTGCTATTTTATAATATACTAATATTATATTGAAAAGACTTTTTTGTCTAGTGGATAATAGATTTTATATGGACAACCTAAGGTGTTATGCCAGGATAGTAACTTGGTAATTGATTGTGGCCGTGGTACCTGTGTTGGTGGTCTGGTACTGTATCTTGATGGTCTCGTTGCCCGCGGTCGAGTCTTTGTCGTCCAGTGCGGCGATTAGGTCAACGCCCACGTCAGTGGCACTGTCAATGGAGTTGTCGTCATATGCGATGTTGGTTCCATCAGAAGAGATTATCATTTCACCTGTACGTGTGTTGCCCCCTCTTTCTATTTTATATCTAATTGAAAATCCTTTTCCGTTAAGTCCTGGAAATTCCTGTATGGTGGCGGCCGATGATTGGTTGTTTAACATTGTGAAAGTCTTGATTGCTTTGGTTGTAATTCCGATGCCTTGTAATTCTGGCGCGGCGTTGAGCTCTGAACTGCCGTCCGCGGCTCTTAGGTCTGATCTCTCGAAGAAGTCCAGGGTTGATGTGCATTCATCGTTGTCAAACTGTATCACAGGAACTTCTCTGATCGAACCTATGCCCTCGAAGTTGTTGGCCACTGATCTGGCGTACCAGTTACCTGATGAAACTATGTGTCTTGCACCTGTGCCTGTGTCAGCACCCGCCGTGGGTTTGACCCAGATCGCTTGTTGACCTATGTCGCTCCAACTGGAGCCGGTGAACTGCACGTCCCTCGGACCGTCAGTCAGCCCCGCTGTGCTACCATCCATCTCCGCACCCAGCAACGCACCATAGTAGGCGATCGAGAAGTCACAGTTGATGAACTTGACGTTGTTGATGTTGTAACTGACATCGACCAATCTAGCGAACTTGGTGAACTGACATTGATTGAACACAACATCTTTCGACGTGTGCAATGCTGTTGAGTTCGTGACAGTTATTCCTCGCGAGTTGGAAGCGTCTGCTCCTCCTATCGCATATGATCCTTGGAACTTGACATTGTTGAAGTATGCTTTCTCAACCCTGTCTAGTGATATGCCACCGTATGCCACTGTGTTCTTCAGTGTCATGTTTGAAATCTGTATCTGTGTTGGTGTGGTCGCTGATGAGTTTCCTATGTTGGCCCCAACGTTGCCTTCGTCGTCCTGCGTGACCATCACTGCGTTGTTGCCTGAATTCCTTATTATGGTCTTGTCCGGACCTTCGCCCACCAAGTGTGCGTATGGTGGTATCTTGAGTGCGGCGTTGATCCTGTAGGTGCCTGCAGGGAAGAAAAGAACTCTCCTTGCTCTCGTATCATCCTTGTCTGTGTCTCTGTAGATCTCATCTATAGCGTTCTGTATTGCTGTTATATCTGCCGTGCTGTCATCGCCTTTGGCTCCAAAGTCTTTCACTGACACTCTCTCGTCTAGTCTGTCTCCTACAGTTCTTTGCTGTGAAGTTCCAACAGGTGTACTTGCACCTAGGTATCCCTTGTAGGTGTGGCTTAGTGCTGTTGTGAATGAGGAACTGCCTGCTGTGACTATTTCTGTGTTGCCTACTGCTGGTGCACCATCTGAAACTGTGCCATTTCCTATATACAGTTTCTGCTCGTCAATCACCCACCCTAGTTCCCCGGCCGCTAGTTGCGGTAGATCGGTTTTCTTTCCACGTCTATGCTGAATTCTCGAGATTTGTACGATGGGCACGATTAATAATTTCCTCTAAATTTTGTTAACATTTACTGTATTTATACAGTGATCCAAACACGCTTGCCGTCCTTCAAACGCCAGGTCTTGCCCTTACCTATATTGACAGTTGATTTATGTTGATTATTAACATAAAGTTTTAATTTGGGCATATCACTACGCCTTATACGCCAACCTTTTGTTTGTTTCTGGAATAACCTGCTGTTGGGATTATTCAAGCCGGTGGGCATACTTTTGTCTATGCCGTGCTTGTCGCACCATTCTGCTATGTTCTGAACATAAGTTTCCTTAGTGCTGTTGACCTTGCTCACGTACCATCCTTTGGACCTTGCCATTGCTTGTCTCCTGTGTAAATTTGTCCTTTGTTCCTGAGATAATGAGTCCCAATATTGTTTCATTCCTTTTGTGTTGTATTTGATCTTCCTGTTTGCGTAATCGATGTGTTTGCTGTTGTCGCCACCTATGCCTCCTGGGTGCATATTGTAACCTTGGTTGCCTAGAGCGCCTGTCTTGGCAATCCAATACTGTTCTCTGATAGAGGCCTGTTTTGCTGTTAGCCTGTCTTCGAGAATAGTTTTTGTGAAGTTATCTTTGCCGTGTTTATCAATCGCTTTCCGTAGCAACTTGCCAGAACCTAGGTAGTAGTCATAGTCCTTGTGTTGCTTGCCAACATAGAACTTGCCCGTGATTGTGTTGGTTGTTTTATAAATGGAATACATCAACTGTATTTAGTTGAACTATTGGCATCTACAACACTTGCTTGTAGTATTGCTCCAACTTACGATACCACTGGTCGGTCCAGTAGTCATAGTTCTCTATGTCAAACGACTGGAATTCGTTGGCTTGTGTACATATAAACATACGTCCACTCTTTATGTTCGTTCCGTACTGTTTGTTGTGTGCTTCTGAATATGCTACCAATTGGAGGTAGTAGTCGTCCACCCACTCCTTCTTCTTGAGTCTACGTGACTGTTTGAAATCCATTATTGCGGGCTCGCCCTTGTACACCCCAACTAGGTCTGTCGTGCCTGCGTACAGTTCCTCGTAGTACAGTGATACCTCTGATCCCCATACCTCTGAAACATCTTTCAGTCCGTTGTCTATTATGACGTTGGCCATACCCCATGCTTTCTGCTGTATGAGATTAGACCCTGGTGTCCTGTCCATGCCCTTGACATGCTTCTCAAGTGAGTTGTGCATCACAGTCCCTATGTTGGCACTCTCCGTGGTGATCTGCTGTGCCTTCTCCGCTCCGATCCTCCGGCGCCATGCGTGTAGGTGTGTCATGTCCTTGGTCGCACTCAGCACCGTGGTCACACTGGGCAACTGTCTTCCGTCTGGTGTGGCGTAGTGTCTCTTGTGGTTCTTTGTCACCCTGGACAGCTCTCCATATGGATATTTCTGGTTGTAGGTGATGCCTTTGCTCTGTAAAACATCCTTGGGTATCATCATAAGCATAATTATACAATATAATGTCATATATCACAACTGAAAATATAAACGCCATAAATGCCGAATTATCAAACTACTGCAACGCGGCATGTCCGATGTGTGCAAGATTTGATTTCGATTTGAATCTCAGAAAAGATGTGACAAACGACAAACACACATCGTTTGAATTGTTCAAAGAAAAGATAGGTGACAATATCGTCAAAAATCTTTGGCATTTCTACAGTTGTGGTACCTACGGTGATGGGTCCATGAACCCTGAAGCCCTGCAGATATTTGAGTACATTACCAAAACCAACAACAAGTGCTGGACGGAACTTTACACCAATGGTGGTGCACGGACTGAAGACTTCTGGTATGATCTGGGCACGTTGGGAGTTGAGGTTCTGTTCCACATAGACGGATTAGAGGACACCAATCATCTGTACAGAAGGAAAGTCAATTGGGACAAACTTATGCGAAACGTCAAAGCCTTTGTACGCGGGGCAAAGAAAAATTCTAGGAGTAAAGCAAGATGGAGATGTTTCTTGTTTAAACACAATGAACATCAAAAGGATGATATGCGAAACTTGGCCAAGGACTTGGGCCTCGACGGTGTTAGCTTTGATCAAACAGAGAGGTGGCGAGACTATGATTATGATGGAACTTATAGAGAAATTGAAAAATTTAAGGTGGACGATTACACAATAGAAATGGCCAGTGTGCAAAAGCAAAAAGTAGAGCAGGTAGTCGAGGAAGACAAGTATATTGGAATGGAGGTTAAAGTTAGCAAGGAGGTGATCAATGATTTCAAGACAAGGAAGATAAAATGTCTGTCAAACTTTCTAGGGCAACACCCAAAATGGAAACGTGACAATCATGAAATTTACATAATGGCAAAGGGATGGGTCACTCCCTGCTGTTGGATAGGGGATCCAACAACCCACGAGAGTCAAAAAATATTAGATGTGCATGACGATATAAATCTCAACATTAATACTCTGGATGATATTCTACAGAGTCAATTCTTCAAGAAACTAGAAGGCGGCATCGATGGCACAATGCCAGATGAAAGACTACAAGCCTGTTACAGTTGTTGTGGAGTGAAATAATGGGCATATCAAAGCAACCACCAAAACTATTTCCTATTACCAAGGGACTGCCGTGTCAACTGAAATGGACACACAGCACTATCTATCTGACTGACGGGGTCAGTGCCAGTTGCCACAGGGTCAATGGTGACCCATTGGAAGTGCGAGACGGAGAACTCAACTTCCACAACATACCAGCCAAGCTAGAAGCAAGACGTAAGATGTTGCGAGGCGAGTGGCCGGGCAGGGGCTGTGAACACTGCAAACACATAGAAGAAGCAGGTGGTAAATCAGACAGACAGGTGCATTTGAATCTAGAAGGCACAACAGCACCACCCGAATTGGACACAGATTTAACGGCTGTGGATGTCACTCCTAGGCAGTTGGAAGTGTATTGGGGCAACACCTGTCAACAGGCATGTATATACTGTGCGGCCCATTACAGCTCGACCATACAGCAGGAAGAGAAAAGATTTGGCAAGTTTGATGTAGAGGGTGTGGAAATAGAAGACAGTTGGAAGAAGAATCCTAAGATAGAGGAACACACGGAACTGCTGTTCAAATGGTTTGAGAAGCATCTACACGAACTGCACAAGATAATGGTCATGGGCGGAGAACCATTCCTACAGAAGGAAACATTCAGATTCATAGAATTCCTTGAGAAAGGGAACTATCCTGACCTTACACTGGTGTTCTTCAGCAACATGAACATAGAGCATGAGAGATTCAAGAAGTGGATGGACAGACTGGAAGTGTTACAGAAGTCTGGGAGGCTGGACAAGATACAGATATTTTTTAGTTGTGATGCTCTAGGTCCCGAGGGAGAGTATGTGCGTACTGGATTGGACTTGAATATAGCACTAAAGAACTTTGAATACATTTTACATAACACATCATTTGATCAAGGCATCAACAGTGCTTTAACGGTGACAGCGGTCCCGGGCATGCCGGCAATGGTCAAATACATAAACGAGTGTAACCGGATCAAACCCATCTATTGGAGCATGATGAAGGCCAATCAACATGAGTTTGGTCCCAGAGAATACATGTACCCGGGGATATTTGGCAAGAAGATCAACGAATGGGGACTGCGTGAAGCGATCGAGAATTTTGATACCACAACACGTGGACATCCTGATTCAGTAAAAGTAAACCATAAAACTTACATGCTAGGAATAATCAAAGAATTCGATCAAAGGGAGCCTAGTCCAAAACGACAGAGACAGTGGAAGATATACCTGGACGAGTTGGATCGTAGACGAGGTACAGACTGGACTAAAATATATCCGCAAATGTTTGATATCGTAAAAGACTTGTAATTATTTTCTACGGTTCATGGCCGACTTGGCCATCTGCTTGACCACGTCTGTTGATCCTTGGTCGTCGTAGTCCATGGCAGGTTCTTTCTCCGCTTCTTGATCAGTCTTCACAACTATCTTCTCGTTGTCGAAGTCCGCCACAACGTTCTGTAGGTCACCGTCCGCGTCGTAGATCCTCTTGAACACGTCGTAGTTGAATGCCGGGTATCCCGTGTTGCTCATGATCTGTTTGACCGCGTCCATGCTGACGTCTGAGGCCTGCTCCCGCTCATCGGCGTCGCCCTTCATGTTCATCAGGATGTTGATAAGTGCTGACTCTAGGTCAGTGTCGCTTTTGTTGAATTCGAAAAATCTCACGGGATTACTTCCCCGCTAGTTTGCTGTACAGTCTGTTGGAAGCTTCAAACACTTCCCGGGATTCTCTCTGCCCTCTGCCTTCAGGTTCCGTCCCACCCGCTTCTGCATCAGAGGCGCCAAACTCATCTGTCTCGAGGTCACCTGCACCCAAGTCATCTAAGTCTGCGTCTGTGTTGTCCATGTCCATCGTGTCATCGGCGCCCATAGGGTCTGATGCTACTTCTTCTCCGGTCAAAATTCTTACACCGTTGTCCAGTTCTTGCCTGGTAGTCGTTAAAGTGGCTTCCGCCTGTTCAATCGCTGGTTGGATTTTTTGTAGAAATGCGTCTGCCTTCTCGGCACCCATCTCATCTCTGATTCTGTCTACTAGCTCTAGTGCACCTTCGGTCTTCATAGAAGCAAGTGTTTCCAGGAAACCTGTTACCTTGTCCATCATGTCCTTGGCCGCTAGTATTAATTCTGATTGTTCTTCAACACCTTCTCTGACCTGTTTGCTGGCCATGAGTTTTGAAGCCGCCCCTCTCTCATCTGGACTTAATGGTTGTCCTTTTGCAAGTTTGTCTTTGATCGGTGCCGATGCCTTGTCCAGTATTGGGTTAGACATTTGTTGTCCACCGTACTCACCAAGTTTTCTCTGTGAAACTTCTTGGTTTATGACGTCCAACATCATCTGGCTCTTCTGGTAGTTGTTGTCTTTCAGTTCCTGTCCGAAGTGTGTGTTCTGTGTGATCTCGTGTATCTTTGTTCTCACGTGATTGGCGTAATCTTGCAGTTCTTCCTCGTTGAATTTTGTTAGGTCCATGGTCATGTTGAATCTGGATTCAAACTCTTTCAAC